TCCTGTTCAGAATGAGGATCGTCAATAACAAACAGATCAGCACCACGCCCAGCCAGAGCGCCGCCAACGCCAACAGCATAATATTGACCTCCAGCTCCGGTAGACCATTTTCCGGCAGCTTTTTGGTCTTCTGCGAGGGCTGTTTTTGGAAAAATCTCCTGATATTCACCAGAATCCACCAAATTTTTAACGCGCCTACCGAAATCTTCCGACAAAGACGCCGTATGCGTCCCCATAATAATCTTTTTATCGGGAAACTGACCTAAAAACCAAGCGGGAAATAGATAAGAACTGAATTCTGACTTACCCATGCGGGGCGCTATGTTAATAATGACGCGCTTTTTACGTCCTGCCACCACATCTTCAAAGATTTTTGCCAGTTTTCTATGGTGTGCGCCTTCTTTGAAATTGGGATACACGTGATGTGCAAACGCAAGCACCGATGTTTTAGATTTTTTAAGCGATTTACGCCTATCAAACTCATCAAGAAGCGTTAGCACCTCCATCTTTTCTTCAGATGGCATTAACGGCAGCACTTTACGCAGTGCTTCTGCTTCGTGATCACTCAGATTCACTAGGCTTCTCCGTCGCAGTTACCTCAATAGCGCCCATATATTTACCAAGCTTAGCTTTAATCTTGGCTTCGATCTCTTCATCCGTCAGTTCAGCCTTCTTAACCTCTACGCGTTCCGTAAATAGCGCCACTTCTGTAACGCGCCCCAGCATCTCTAAAGCTTTTAACCGATAGCGTGGGTCTGGGTGCTCTGTATCTTCCAGTATTTTTGCAACCGCGTACCCTCTCATCTGTCGCGCCTGTTCAACAAACGCCCAGTCGTACGCTGTCAGCATCCCTACAAGCCGTCGCACAGCAACTGGCGTTGTGTTAGCCAGTAGCTGTTCCTTAACTTTTTCAGTAGGAGCCCCCGCAGCCATAGCAGTAAACGCAAGCTGTGCGTTTTTCTTGCTTGCCTTCTCTTCAACCTCCTCATCAGACGCTGCGCCAATTGACTCTAAAAAATCAGCCGTATTAATTTGCGCATTTAGTATCTGTTGAGGCGTTGCTTTATCCACCGAAACAAACGGTGGGGGGTCATCGTAAATGATTAAATGTTCAAACATACTGAGGGAAAGGGGCACCTCGGTTTAAGTTAGCGTAGGGTAATGTTTTATTGACGTTTGTGCAATGGGTGCGTATATTAATGGTGTAGCTTGTCCATAGCTACTCTCCTTGTTGTGTGGGTTATGACGACCTTCCCTTATCCCGGCATCGCGCCGGGATTTTTTTGTATACGTATGTCAAATATTTGACATTATGTGGGGGATTTTTTGTAGATTTTTTTGTAAGGGTTGTAAGTTTTGCAGCGAATTTTTATGATTTTTTGTGGTGTTGGAGACAAATAGTGTCACACGTAGCCCCCCTACCTAGCCACCACACTGGGGGGATACGGGTACAGTGGGGTCGCAAGTGGGACAGTTTGAATGCCCACTTGCCGGACTGTCGAGGAACTCCAAAAGTCGTCACCGTATACTTAAAGTGTCGAGATTGCTCTATATCTCGATAGGCGAGCCAGTCATTCGACTGGCTTTTTTGTTTGTGTGGCTTTGCGAGAAAGCGAGGCTTCTCGCAGGTTTCACACTGTGTAAATAATCGGGACAGAAATCTGTCCGAAAGGTATTGTTATGAGTAACGCACCATTCGCAAGCGCACATGACGCAGGTATCGAGATTGGAAAGGCCGACAGGCTCACCCAAGCTAGAACCGCCAAACTTGCCTTGGCTTTCAAGAAGGCTAACGCTGAGAAGCGTGAGCTGATGAGAAGCGAGTTCATGCTCGCCTACATCATGGGCAAGATGGATGTGGATCAAGCCACAGCGGAAACTGTGCTCAATACTTCCCGCACAAAGCGTGAGAAGAAGGCTCAACAGGCTTACGCCTGTGGGACAAACCAGTTTGCCCATCACATCATCCGTGACACGTTGCGGGAAGAAAAAGGCGACGAAGGGAACAGCAGTAACAGCACCGATGCAGTGCAAGCCTGCATCAACTACATTCACAAGCAGAAGTTGACCAAAACCCAAATGAAGAAGTTGATAGCCGCACTCACGGCCTAATCAACCCAACCAACGTGGGACAGATTTCTGTCCCACAACTTAAGGAAACTCAAATGCTCGTACTCAAACTCATCCATGCGCTCTTAGCGCTGTGCCTTGGCTTCTTGCTACTCACCGGACTCACTGCCGCACTCATGGGGTGGTTGCAGTGGGTTCTTTCATTCACTCACTAACCGGACAGATTTCTGTCCAACAACTTAAGGAGATTGAAATGCAATCCGTCTTTGAAATCTGGTTCAAGCTTGACCAGACATCAGCACATTCACAAATGATTGAAGTCAAGCGAGTCACGAAGGCGCAAGCTCTCGCCGCCGCTTGCGAGACTTGGGACAAGCTACAAGCAGGAGGGTTCTACCTGATGACAGGTAGACCAGAGGCAGTCTGACGAGGCGTGATGCGCCGAAACAGTTGGGACAGAATTCTGTCCCGCTGTCACTGTCATTAACTTAGGAGAATCACCATGAAGAACAAAATCTTAGAAGAAGCACAAACTCGCATAGACACGGGCGACGACCCCGAATTGTTAGTGCACTTCATCGACGACGACCCCGAAAGGGGTATGTCGAATGGCATCACGCTGAGAGAGTTCCAGCGTGGTGGTTACATTGGCCGGTACTACCGGCTGAAAGACCTAGCGAATCCAACCTATTGGGTTCGCAAACAGTAACTCAACGGGACAGATTTCTGTCCCACAACTTAAGGAGAAACATCATGAACAAACCCCATTGGTTCGCTACGTTTGAACGCCAACAACTAAACCGTGCTCAGATGGAGCGCCAGAAGTTCGAGGAGGAACTCGCATCCTTCATCGAACCCAAAGACCAGTTGGAGCGTGGCACACGCTCACCCAACAGCGACGAACTACTCAAGCTCGTCGCCCACTTCAACAAGAACAAACAACACCTCTGGCTGTAGTTCTCAGAGAGTTGTTGTAGAGAAGTTCTCCATAACATGTTATGGAGTGATTTTTCACATTATGAAATTGTCCAGTCGACCCCAGCTTTTCGTCCACGTGGACACTAGCGTGGACACGCGCAAACCCCCGTCCCATAAGGCGTCTATATATAAATGACTAATTGTCTACTATATATATATACGTATTTATTGGGACGTTATTATTCTTGTAGGCTGATTGACCTGCGTTTGTCCTCGCTTTCTGTTTTTTTGGCTTAAACTGTGTAGTTCTTGGATTTTGGTGGACACTTGGACACTTTTCCCAAACACCCTGATTCTATTGGGCAAACCAATGTCCACTAGTTTTTTGAGACGTAATTTACTTAATCGACCGCACCCCCTAAACTACGGGCAAGCGCCAATGTCCACTAGCGAAGTGGACAAAGTGGACACTTTTGGTATTTATTGTCAAGGATTAGACAGAAAATGCACACACGAACCTGCATCACATGCAAACAAACCCTTCCATCAAACCTATTCAAGTACCGCGCAACACGCGAAGAAGCCAAGCGAAAAGGACTCAGTGGAAACACCGCTGCATGGGTTGAATCCAACCGTTGCAAGGCTTGCAGACCCAAGCGCAAACCCCCAAGCAAGCTCACACGCAACGAGCTAGCCAACCGAGTCACGGCAGGAGATGTATCACCCATCGAGGCCGAGCGCATCCTGAACGAACGCGAACTCAAACGCCGAGCCAAGATCAGCGAGTACATGAAAGTCCGACACGCCATGCTCAAGCACATGAGCCTACGCCCAACGCAACTCAAACTCTTTTTACTGGAACAACACATCAAGAAGGAGCAAGCCAACCAACTCAAGCAAGAACAACGTGACGCTAAACACAGCGCCAAACTATCAACCCCACCACGAAAGCGAGGACGCCCACCCAAACAACTCATACCAACCACACCACTAACGGGACAGAAATCTGTCCAAGGAGAATAAGCATGAGCATAAACCCCGAAACTTGGGACACCCTGATTGGCTACGCCATAGCCTTCGCGCTAGGTGTAGCGCTGACCATACTCATACTAGGAGAGTGAACATGACCGCATCACAACTTATCGAGTTGCTTTCGGAGCTACCGAAAGACATGCCCATCTACGTGTGGCTTGACGGAGAACGTTTAGAAATCGTAGACGTAGACCCAATAGATTCTGGATACGCTGACATCAATGTGAGGGAACTATGAGCATCGAGAACCTGAAAGCATTCTGTGAGGGCTACCTGATAGCTTATCTAAACAACGTGGACATGGACACCGCAACAGTTGACGATTGGATAACTTGGGGTGGGTATGACATCAACCTGTGTGGCGCAGAGCACGCTGACGTTGGGGATAAAGACTTTCAGGTCTGTGCATACCCTGAAAACTCCACACGCCGCACATCAACAACAGACCGTGACCCCGACCCCATACACAAGTTCACTATCTGAGGAGAGTGAGATGAACGAGAACAGTGAAGAAACAGGGAAGTGGGTGATCCTCAACTTCTTCCCTCATTCACCAACCAACGTGTATGGCTTCTTCGACACCGAAAAGGAAGCCATTGAGTACGCCATCAAACACAAGATGGACATGTACGGTAATGCGTTCGACGTACAGATGGTGCTGAACGCGCACTATCAGGAACCAAGGAGAGAACCGTGGGAATAAGTCAGAAGAAGTTGTGGGAGGTGCAGTTGCGCGAGTGGCCCAACAGTAAACGCTTGACGGTGCACGATATGTACAGGTGGTGTGGCGCTGGATCAAACATCGGGCAGAAGTTGAGTCGCTACATGCAGATCAGCATGGCGTTGCAGTATCCGGCGTGTGTGTTCTATTGCATCGAGGGCACACGGTACATGGGCTTCCGCTTCGGACTCAAGGGTCATCAGTACATGAGCTTATACACAGGAGAGTGAACATGAATACAAAGAAATACGCTGTGGAATTTAGCAAGACAGTTTGGCGAATCATTGAGGTCGAGATTGAGATCGAGGAAGAAGATCGCCCCTTCGTCAACGAGTCACTTGCAGAGGACAAAGCGATTCAAGTCCTGATGGATGAGGGCGCTTTCGGAGATGGTTGGGAGGCTGACTCAGTATGGGAAGTGGAAGCGCCAGTCAAGGACAGCCCACACACCCTCACACCACGAGTTGTGGACTTGCTCCACAGACAGTCACAGTACCTGAACCTGACGCAGGAGGAGAGGGACGCTATTGCCCTGCGCCTAGCTGCACTAAACACAGAAGGAGAACCTGAGTGACAACGAGCATATGGAAACGAAGGGTAGACATATGGGACACAGTGCTTAAATCCCAAGCTGCGCTCGTTGAACTACGTGATCAAGGGTACATCAGCACAGCCACATGCGCTGATGAGTGCGTCAAGCTGCACGATTGGGCAGTGAAAGAAACTGAAGATAAGGAGAACGATGATGACTAGCTAACACTTACGCCATTCATACACACTCACAAACAACTTATGGAGAATTATTATGGACACTAACAACATCAAGCTTATTGACGGCATCATCACCGCTATCACCAACCACATCTTCCACCGTATCGGTGAGCTTGGACTCATCCGTGACATACACGTCAGGCTCGACAAGCTTGAGGCAGAGATGCACGAGCGCAAGCCTGAAGTGGAGCAGTCGCTTGAGACCCTGCTTCAATCATCCCCGTGGTTCGACAGGCTGGTTGAGACTCACGCGGAGGCACACATAGCGGACTACGACCTTGCATCAATGATAGACGTTTCGGTTAAGGAACGCGTCCAAAGCATGGACTTCGAGGACATCGTCGCTGAGGCTGTGAGCAACCACGACTTCAGCTCACAGATTGATGACGCCATCAGTGAGAACGACCTCATCTCAGACAGTGCAGTACGCGATATGTTTGATGAGATGTTTGAGGAGAAGATCGACACTGCGCTCAGTCGCCTCACGATTATCGTGAAGTAACCCCATCCCGTTAGGTAGACATCATGTCTACCTTACACAAACATCTTAAGGAGAATCAAATGTCTAATACTTGACATCATGTCTAATCTGCTGTATAACGTACTGTGTAATACAAATCCATACAAATCAAGGAGTTAATCATGGATCAATCAATCTTTCTTTCGTTCGACGAGATCGTGACCATCATCAAGGCCCACTACAAGCAGGGCATCAGGCGCACCATCCTCATCGAGGGTGAGAACGGCATCGGCAAGACTGCTGTGTACCACGCACTGCGTAATGACCCGATGTTCGCCAACCACATAGCCTTCGATCCTATCGACGCAACCCAGTTGTCTGACGGTAGCGTGTGGATGCCTGACATTGACCGTG